TAGTATACACCATTTGTAGCTTCGCCAGTTAAAATTTCATCAGCAATGTCCTGATATAGACAACTGATTACACCATGACAATCATTTAGGTTGTCTGCAAATACCTGAACTACATGATTCTTAAATACTACATAGGTTGAAGCGATCCACTGATAGCCTTCTTCAGCAGGGCAAACAGAATATGCATAAGCAGGGTTGCCCTTGAAAGCAGTATCAAATAGTTCAACTTTACTTGTAAATGCGCGATTAGAAGGAACTCCATCTACACCAATTTTCAGTTTGATATTGCCAAAAGCAATTTCATCTGGAAGGATTTTCTGTAGTGCAGCTACTTTATCGCCATTATTACAAGATAGAATGATGGAAGGACATGCACCACTGTAATCAACATTACAGGCAATTTGTGGGTCACCATCGAATAGTGCCTCAATCTTCTTAATATAGATAGACCAAGGCGGGAGTAGTTTTAGACGTACATCTTTCATATTTGTGTACCTCCAATAGTTATTAGCCTTGCGGCTGAAGCACGCCGTGCAGGACTCGAACCCGCATCAACAGGGCCGTAACCTATCGTTTTGTCCAGTTAGACTAACGGCGTATAAAACGGGGAGTGACCCCGACCTATTTCTAGGATTTGTTGCGTGCTTTCATAACCATACCTAACACACGCCGTGCCTAACCATGACACTAGTTATCGGTTTCTCGGGCTGATACACCTATTACGTAATTCAGTGCTAACATAGTCAGCTCTACGTGTGCACAATAAAGGACTTGAACCTTCACGCGCTTTCGCGCACTAGCTCCTTAGGCTAGCGTGTCTACCATTCCACCAATCGTGCATAAAATTAAGGGAGAAGAAAGGTTCTTCTCCCTTTCGACATTATAATTATAGTATAATTTCTACTTAATGTCAAATAATAATTTTGAAAATTTAATTAATCGAAACAGTCACCTACGTGATTAATAATTATTTCAAGACCCAACGCGGTTTTATAGTCGTCAATATCAACATCAGACCAAGTTTTACCAGGACGTTTTGGTTTCTTTTCTCCTATTGGAGGTTCTGGAATATCATAAGGAGTATTTACAAATGTGGTTACATTATTTTGAGTATAATGTTCTTTTTCTTTATATCCCATTACTTCCTGTTCTTTCCAAGTGTACGCAATCTTTTCGCCCGCATCATCGTAAATAGGCACTCTTACCATAGCTTTCCATTCATTTTTATCAGATAAAGTTATGGTCATAATTGGTTTATCGTTGCTTAAAAGTTCTATTTTGATGCTTTCTGGACGACCAGTAGAATTATCCTTATTATCCCATTCTTTTTGGACACCTATCTCAATCTCTGGAGTTGGTGTAGGAGTTGGCTCCTCGCTTGGGGTAGGAGTTGGCTCTTCGCTCGGAGTAGGAGTTGGTGTTTCTGTTTCTACTGGAGTTTCGCTTGGAGTAGGTGATTCACTTGGAGTTTCAGTCGGAGTCTCGCTAGGTGTTGGTGACTCACTAGGCGTTTCGATAGGCGTCTCACTCGGTGTTTCACTTGGAGTTTCACTTGGAGTAGGCTCCTCGCTTGGAGTTTCACTAGGCGTGGGCTCTTCAGAAGGAGTTTCACTCGGAGTTTCTGTGGGTGTCTCACTTGGAGTTGGAGTTTCGCTTGGAGTCTCGGACGGAGTTTCACTAGGAGTCTCACTTGGAGTTTCACTTGGTGTTTCGCTAGGAGTTTCCGAGGGCGTGGGTGTAGGAGTTGGACTTGTAGTTACAGTAGGAGTAGGTGTTTCACTTGGTGTTGGAGACGGAGTTTCAGAAGGAACTTCGCTAGGCGTAACTGTAGTTGGAGGAGTGGTAACCTCTTCTTTTGTCTTGTTTACCCAGTGAATAATTGTATCCTGTTCCAAATTAAAATATTTCATATTGCTATCTTTCTGTAACTGTCCATCAATAATGATAGCGTATGTATATGAATCATTATATTCGCGCTCGCTGATAGTATGAATACCTTTTTCTAATTCAAAAGTATATGTTTCATCTACTTTAATATTATAAGGTTCCTTATCAATATAGAATATGAATTCTGTGCGGTCAACTTTGCCTTCTGCGCGTTTAATTAAAGTAAGAGTAATCTTTTCGGGTTCCTCTGTAGGGGTTTCACTTGGCGTAGGAGACTCTGAAGGAGTTTCTGTTGGTGTCTCCGAAGGTGTTTCACTAGGAGTCTCGCTGGGTGTAGGCGACTCACTAGGTGTCTCTGAAGGAGTCGGCGACTCACTAGGGGTTTCACTAGGAGTGGGTGATTCACTCGGTTCTTCAGATGGAGTCTCGCTTGGCGTTTCAGAAGGAGTTGGACTTTCATTTGGAGTTTCAGACGGAGTTGGTGATTCGCTTGGAGTTTCGCTTGGGGTTTCACTCGGTGTTTCGCTTGGAGTTTCTGAAGGAGTGGGTGATTCACTTGGCGTTTCACTTGGCGTCGGAGACTCGGATGGTGTTTCACTCGGAGTTGGAGATTCTGAAGGAGTCTCAGAAGGAGTCGGAGATTCACTTGGCGTCTCGGATGGAGTGGGTGAATCAGATGGTTCTTCAGAAGGAGTTGGAGACTCTGAAGGTTGTTCAGATGGAGTCGGAGATTCTGATTCTTCTGGCGTAGGAGAAGGAGTCTCAGTCTCTTCTGGAGTAGGGCTTGGAGTTTCAGTTTCTTCTGGAGTTGGACTAGGAGATTCTGACTCTTCCGGAGTTGGACTTGGGCTTTCACTCTCTTCAGGTGTAGGAGATGGACTCTCACTTTCTTCGGGAGTTGGACTTGGTGTCTCTGTTTCTTCGGGAGTCGGGGTTGGAGACTCAACAATTTGATTTTTGAAAATTAAATATGTATGTCCCTTATTACTTTTTTCTTCAACAGTAATTTGCTGTTCAATTTCACTAATACATTCCCATCCATCAGTTACAACTTCTTTAATTTTATATATACCAACAGGCACCTTATCAAAATCATAATGTTTGGTCCACGAATCGACATCAATAGTAAAGCTTTCTTCATGCTCGTCTGGATATGTTATGATAAAATTAAAGGAAACCTGCTTTTTAGGATTATATTTTTCTCCATTCTTATATAGTTCTTTAAATACACGAAAACTACCATATTCTTCTGTTTCTGGGGTTGGAGAAGGACTTTCGCTTTCTTCTGGTGTAGGGGAAGGGCTCTCGCTTTCTTCCGGAGTCGGAGAAGGAGTTTCTGATTCCTCTGGAGTTGGCGAAGGTGATTCACTTTCTTCGGGAGTCGGAGAAGGACTTGGACTTTCTGATTCTTCAGGTGTTGGAGAAGGAGTTGGAGTTACAACTGGAGGCGGCGCGGTAGGAGTAGGTTTGTCGGGCGGGTCAATTTCATTAATAACCGTGACATTACCATTTTCATCACGCTCAATTGCGTGTAACTTATAGTTCGCAGTTGCGATTTCTTCAACCTGTACTAGTCCATCTTCAATATCAGTTAAGGTTACACTTTCATCTACACCTAATAGATAGGTTTCTCCATTAATAACAATAGCAAATTTAGGATTGGTTTTCTTTAGAATACCAGTATGGTGCCATACTTGTTTTCCATTTTGACTAATCCAGAATACACGTTTGCCTTCTCTTAGTTCAAGTTCACTAAATGAAATAACATTAGATGGAATAAAGACTTCATTAATCAGACGTTTAGTCATTATATCATTCGGGTCGGTCGGGTCATAAATAAGTTGAGATTCTGGAATTGCTGATAAGTCCGCGGGCGCACGGTACATCAAACTAGGTAGAGTACCACCGGTAGAACCACTCTTTAACTGATATAAACTTATAGCGGTTCCTTCTTCATTTACGAATAGAACCCAGTTCGCGCCGTTACCACAGTGATTAGACCTATGTCCTTCTTTACTTGTATTAAAGGAATAGTTACTGATATCTGGTGCCCAATATCCACCGCCAGCTTTGAAATCAGTATTATCCATTACGTCACAACGAACTTGCCAAATTTCACCCTTTAATACTTTAGTTACAGTAATAGGAGTCGGGGTTGGAGATTCAGATGGTTCGGGCGTAGGAGATGGTGTTGGTGGACTTGGCGGAGTCCAATAGTTGATATGTGCTTCGCCATTTGTAGTAATATTCTTACCTACAATAGAGCCGCAATGATTACACCAAGTAATGTTTACGTTAGCATAAGGCGCAATCAAATGACCAGCAAGGCCGCCCATAGATACAGATGTAGCGTCAGTCCAATAAATTTTCGTAATAGTTGATTGAGATTCATCACTACCTGGGCATTGATAGTCCCAAGCCATTAAATCAACATGACCATTTTCATCTGGCTCTAGGTAAATCCATGTATCATTCGCGCCCGCATTATTAACTAAATTACGCCAATAAGCGCGAGTTGTCCCAATTGAACCTTCTGTTAGATAATAGAAAGCGTCTTGAGACTGGTTAGCTGTGCGCGCTTTAAAATACACGGATGATTCATTCCATCCCACATAGCTATCAGATGCGGCGACCCCACCAAGGGAACCATCATCGACATACTTTTCTCCATCACTATATAGGGTGCCGCCGACCCAAATAGAGCCACGAGTATGACCTTTTAGAGTGGCATTACCTAAAGCAACGATACTATACTTAGATAGATTTGATAGGGTAATAGTATAGTCTTTATTATCATTTAAATCTGTTGGTGTTGCGATATCATCAGATTTAGCGATACTTGCCATACCAAATACCAAGCATAGTGTGAGTAGAATAGCAACTAGTTTCTTCATATATTTTACCTCCTTAAAGAATTATATCAAGCGTCTTGCGACGCTATCCGTCAATACAAAAACAGAGATACCCGCTGGTATCTCTTGTGCACCACGCGGTGCGTTTGGTCTATGAGTTTTACGACATTGAGAACCACTGGTCGACTGGTGCCCGAGGTCGGATTCGAACCGACACGGCCTTGCGACCAGCGGATTTTAAGTCCGCTGCGGCTGCCATTACGCCACTCGGGCAGGTGCCGCGTCTCTGCAGAAGACTGCGGCCGAGAGCATTCTCTTTATATACCGCGTGCTCTTTGCGGTACCGCTCGTATGGACTTCCAGCGGCCAGAACAACTCTTTTTCTATGCCGCTGAGTCCGCGGCCCGTTGCAACGATTCTTATTTATATCCCGCGTCGTCAAACGCGGCGGCTCCAAGGTACGCTTGAGAGGCGTGGCAGGATCTATTCGGCTACTGCTTACTGTCCTGCCGGGTTGCGCTTCAGTGGCGTTGGCAGCTCTATTTCTCGTACATCCTCCTTTGGGGACTTCCCACGGGTGGAGCGTAACCCAGCACTTACGAGCGTGCTTGTGCATTCGCACGATGGACCCTGGCCTTACAGCCAGCCCAAACGGTAGTTTTAAGCATTATTAACGCTTTTGAGACTTACTGGTCCCTCGACTACACGAGAGGTTGTACTCATTAAGCACAACCCTTACACTCTACGATGCTCATCACATCGCGCCTCCTGCACGTTGCAGGTCGGTCTGTTAATTGCCCTATTCCAATTTATATACCGCACCAGAAGCGACGGGGCGGTAGTCCATCTCATTTGGTAGAACCTAAAACAATATGGCGCTTTACCTTTTGTCTAAGCTACACGCTCCCTCACTTGGGAGCCTGGGGAGACTCGAACTCACCTTCTCCGAATTGTTTTGGCGATGGCGCATACTACCAAAACTATATAAGAGGTAACACAGAAATTTGATTGTTAAACAGTTGTTAGTTAATCTTGCTGGTGTTACCTTTTATATTATAATTATATCATAAATTCTACAAAAGTCAATTATTCAGTTTTGACATTTACATAATCAAGAACCTCTTTCATACCAAGTCCACCCTCGTCCCAAGGCTTCATGCAATATTCCCAAATCTTAGGATGGGTACATTTAAGTTGCTGGAAACGATTAGGTTCTTTTTCCATATGGCATCCAAAGCCGCAGAAGATACACGATTAATCTTTATATTACTATAAAGTCAGACTATCTCTTCATCCCATAAGGATGCGATGCGCTTGGAGCGGTAACTCATTCTCCGCCCTACTGGAGCAACCTCCATAGTCGTTACACTTCAAGTAGTAGTTCTGTTAGGAATATTAAATTCTTTTAAAGTACGCCTAAATACCGATTCTGATAAATCATATTTATCACATATATCTTTAATGATCATTCCGTTTGTATAATCATTAAACATAGATTGATAATTAAAATTTTCTCGTTTATTAAGAGGAATACGATGTTTTCTTATACCTTCTTTCTACATTCTTCTCGTTATAGTATCAGGATCACAATTAAGTATTTCTGCGATTTCTTTATTTGATAATCCTTCATTATATAATGCGCGTAATTCATTTTGATCTATATGATAATAAAAATTTAATTTATGAAGGGTTCTAAAAATTGTTGTTTTACAAACATTGAAGATTTCTGCGAGATCTTGCGCTTTATATCCATCTCTGGCTAATCGCAATAATTCTTGTTCATCTTCTACTTTACTTATAATTCGTCCATCTCCACCAGGAGTGGAATTATATCCTTCATAATACGAATTATATTTTGAAATATAATCAATTTCTTTATTATCTAATTCTTCTTCTGGAATTTGATCTTCTAAAATTTCATAGTAGAAATTTTCTTTTCCATATTTATTTATCGCATTATATAGTTTATACGTTCCTCTTAATTTAGCCGTAGACGGTTTCATATGCGCGGCATATCTATCCTTAACCGCCATAGTTGTCTACCCAATGTAAACTTTATCATTTACTGTATTTTTAATAATATAAATACTTCCTAATTTCACTAATATCACCACTTAAAGCACGGTATTGCCCACGAAGGGTTTCACCGTTAGCAGTATATAATACCACACCCCTGAGTAATAGGGTTCACATCGTTATTATACATACAATTACTTATATGCACGGCTGTATTATTCCAACCTGTTCTATGAATTCCTGTGGTAGAAAGTTTACCTTTCTTATCTTCTACTATGTCACCATACAGAGGGCAATATGGAACATTATACTCTCTTATATATTGAAGAATATCTTGTTCTGTCCAAAAGGAAAGTGGTTTACTAATTGGTTCTTTTCCATCAAAAGCATTACAACCACTACGTAACCATTCATTTCGACGCATTATAGACTCTTCAGCTAATGTGCCAATCATAGGATGACGTCCGGTTTCTTTTTGATAGTGATGACCAGGCTGCTTTTTCATTACGTCACAACAATAATCACTAATCTTAAATGGCGCATCTACTAGGTACCACCACTTACCATCACCAAATCCAAAAATTTTACTGTCATATTCACCACTAAGGAATTTAGCGCGAGCTGAGTTAGGATTACGTTTCGCAGTTGCAACATAACCTGCAATCTTTTTACTGACTAATGGATAACCAAATAATTCAATAACTTGTCTAAATGTTTTTGATGGTCTACGAATTTCTACATTGTCCCATGTCTTTACAAATTCTTTTACTTCCGGATACTCAAGTCCTGTATCCACAAAAATTGCTGGCACATCTGGATAGATTGTGCGTACTAGATGTAGCAATACGGTACTGTCCTTCCCGCCAGAAAATGCTACATAGATTTGCCCATCGAAATGATGATAGTATTCCATGATCTTTGCCAAAGAAGTCTAGATTTTCCAAGACAAGTCCATGCCCTACATATTCTTCAGATCGGTGGCAGTAAACTTTCTTTCTGCCATATTTTTATACCTCACAATAGAGTAATATCACTTTCAATGCCGTCTTATATCCCGCGTCATGAAAGTGTGAAACAATGGTAGCGGTTTTAAATCCGTTGTTTATACTGCCGGAGATGGGAGCAGTTATGAACTAGATATTTTTGCCATTTAAACTAACCGCCCCAGAGGGACAGTAGGGAAGTCGAATCCCTATCTTCTAATTAGTACCCTGTCCGAGAATCGAACTCGGCACTTCGGCTTGAGAGGCCGATGGCTTGACCGCCTGCCCCACAGGGCAAAACGGCTGCTGAAGTATGTAGCTGACGCGCGCCGGAACACGAATAGCTTACCTATTAGCATCTAACATAAAATGTATGAACCCGTTAGATAGGTTGGTACCCCGTCCGAGAGTTGAACTCGGTACTTTGGCTTGAAGGGCCAACGGCTTAAACCGGCTGCCACACGGGGCATAAATAGTGACCTACTCCGGACTTCATACCGGTACGCCGTGTATGGAATCGAACCATCTACTCCAGTTTACGACCGGCGAGGAACTCCATTCCTCCCTGCGGGATTCGGTCACGAGCGGCTCCTGTAGGACTCGAACCTACGACACCCTGGTTAACAGCCAAGTGCTCTACCAACTGAGCTAAGGAGCCTCAAGGAGTGGGAACGTTTTAGAGTGCGGTTCCCAAGCACTATATGCGATCAAAACAATGGCAGCAACTGGCATCTGTGTAGTTACCCCATTGAAGTAGCAGTTACCGGAGTCGAACCGATTCCTCAGGCGTTATGAGCGCCGCGTCTTAACCATTTGACCTAACTGCGTCATAAAATGCACTTTGCTTCGCGTCTTTATATACCGTTTTCCGCTAATGCCACATATCGCTACTGACCTGCCCACTTGTTAATTCAAGCGTTCTTAATTGCTTGCGCGGCAGGTTTCACGCCGGTGGTAGTTGAAGTGCTAAATCCGTGATAACGGTCGTCAGTTAACTATTTATGAATCGCGCTTAACTGAACCAAAGGAGCGATGAGCGATCCTGACGGGACTCGAACCCGTGATCTCCAGCGTGACTTGCGTCGGAATACTTATAATGTCATTAAAATCTTATCAGCTAAATAATCTTCTGCAGATTTACTATTTGGATAAGATTTTTTCTCTAACCAAAATTTTGTTTCTGTGGTACCAAATATAGGAAAAATATAAAATTCATTATTATATTCTGTCATAAAGTAGTCACAATCATCTTTCGTGTAGACTTGCTTTAATGAACTTCCTCTAATTGCGTACCATGTTCTTACTTTAAACGAATGTTCTTCTGGATTAGCGTGTTTACATTGTATTCTATAAAATCGTCCTTCTTTTTCTATTACTAAATCATATTTTGTATAATTACCTTGAGGAAGTAGGACATTAAATCCTTGCTCTAATAAATAAGTTATACATTTTAGTTCAGTAACTAAACCAACTTTAGAAGGATTTAATTCTGATACATTCTCTTGCATAGTTATCACCCTCTATAATAAGTAACTCTGCAAGACAGGCTGGCGCTTCAACCAACTAAGCTACAAGACCATGAAGGGAAGTGGTTGGTAACCCAGACCACCCTGGGTATTTATAAGGAGCCTAGCGTATGACTAGTGTCGGAGTAGTGCGACTCGAACGCACGACCTGATGCTCCCAAGGCACCCGCGCTACCAACTGCGCTATACCCCGATAATTGGCAGACTCTTGTACTGCTACGGTCTGCCAGCGTAGCCACCATAATAAACCCATTTAATAACTTGTCAATAACTTATTATAGCCTACTCCGAACTTCATATCGGTATGCCGCATATGGACTCGAACCATCTATTGCAGTGTGGTCACCCATCGCCGAGGAGATCCTCTCCTCCCTACGGGTTTCGGCTATATTCATACTAACCTTCACCCCAGTTTTCACTGGTCCAGCTAGCTGCGCTTTTCTTATTTCGGGACGAGACTTAGCACTAACTCGTCTGTTCATTACGTAACTACCGGTTTGTTTTTTGCCGTTACGCTGCAGGGTCATTGCCGACCTGACCCACTAGCGGAGAAGTTGTACCATCTTTTTGACTTGCGATGAGAAAACTTCCAAAGCATCTTCGCAAAGAAGGTCTCTTCAATTATACTGCTACAACCTACAAAATGCAGTCCACATCCTGTAATAGTTTATGCTTCAGACGCGCCATCCACATCACTTGCTACAGATAATGCTTTCCGTTTCACTCGTCAGACGTAATAAAACGTGGGTAAATCCTACGTCTCAAGTTAGATTTCGATTTCAGCCACGGGCATAGGGGAAACCAACTAAAACCTCAAGTAGCGCAAGAAGGATTCGAACCTTCGTCAAGGGATTATGAGACCCTTATGCTAACCTCTACACCATCGCGCCGTAGGGTATCTGGGACTCGAACCCAGTGTCTTCGGTTTATAAGACCGACGCTTGCACCAGTTAAGCTGATACCCATCATTCAGCATTGAAATAATCATAAATGTTATCTATACTAAAACCAGCAGATTCCATGAAGTCTACAAAAGCTTCGCATACATCAGAGGTATTTAAGCCGGCTTCATCGCCATCGCAAACAACTTTGACATTTTTAGTTGGGAATTCTTTTTCCTCAAATTTATAAGTAAACTTAATCTTTTCCATGATTTTATCTCCTTTCAACATAATTATTATAACAGAAATTTTATCTAATGTCAAATAATAAATTTCTGTATAGAGGATAAAATTTATCCTCATCTTTTATATAATAATTATACCATAAACTCAGTAAAAATCAAATAAAAAACATCGGTAATTTTTACTAAGTCTCAAGCGTAGACGTTCAAAATTACCGATGTCCGCGCCCGCAAGTTCGCAACTCTTACTGCGCCAGCGATATAACGTGTCGCCTTACGTTCTCTACTATCGTAAGATGAAGTGACGGCTCAGTATCGTTGTGGCATCCGCTATCGTATTCATTCTGCCCTCAAGTCGGCATACATTTCTGTCCCTCTAGAAAGAACTTACAGGGTGATGACTCCTGGCAAGTACTTTGGATAAGGCTACTGCTCACCTCTCTTCCTCTTTTCGCGTCCAGCGGGAAGGTGCTGGTGGAGCATCATAACAGACTCGAACTGTCAACCTGTGCTTGGAGGGCACACATGTTACCATTACACCAATGATGCTTAGCCGCGATACCATTGCGGCAGATACTTATATGTATTAATATCACGGATAAAACGTGAAAGATTAATAGGAAATTTAAGTTGATTTCGATATTTAAGGCAACTTACCATTCGTGGATTTCCAATAATAAGTTCATTCGTATTTATTTCTTGAGAATATTTGTCGTAAAAAATTTTTGCACCGGTCCAAGCGTTCGGAAGAAATTTAGGCCTTTCAGCCGCGGTACGAATAAACCAGAAATATAATGCTAAAGCTACATCATTAATTTCTTTTTTGATAAGAATATCCTATATTTTATTCTTGTGGCAAATATCCACGGTATGAATAGTTGTTAAGGATAAGGCACGTGTCTAATCTTTATACAATGACGCTTGATTATCTTTTTGAGTGAGTGATTCTTCATTTTTTATCTACTCTATTACAGGTAAAGAAATAAACTTCATTTTAGTACATAATCTACAGGCACGATTAAAGCCTATATCTTCGTCTAAATATAATGGCGCGAAAGTAATATTATATTCTTCTAAGAATGAACGCTTATATACTTTACCATGTAATCTATTATCACTTTCTCCTGTTAATTCTCCATAATGATAATAAGAGAAATTGAAAAAGTTATATTGAGGATTTTCTGTAATTGTTTTTAATATCTCCTATTGTACTTCAATAGATGTAAATATATCTCCAGTATCAATGAACATTATATATGATTTTTGAGTATGATTTAATCCATATTGGCGGGCATATCCAGGGCCTTTATTTTCTTTATATCTTAATAATCGATGTATACGCGGGCTTTTTGGCGCACGCATAACTGACCCATCATCTACTACGGTAACCTAAAAAATATTCGTATCTATTGAATCTAAGGTTTTTAGTAAGCCTTTTGGATTATTATAATAAGGGATAATTAAGTCAATCATGCTTTATTTTCCTCAAAAAACGATTTATATTAAGACTAGGCTCTCTTGGGTTAATCCATTTTTTTAAATATTTTACTGAATTGTAATATTCCCTTTCTAATGTTTGGGAATTTACTTTTTCAAATTGTTTATATACATTATGATAGAAATAATATAAATTATCTAAATTCTTATCTAATGTATCTGGGCGTTCTGATGCGCACCTTAAATAACATTCATAGAGATATACTAAGCTCCATGTAATATATTTCATAATGTATTCCCAATGTAACCCATTTTCTTTACATATATTTACAATATGTTCTGAATTGTACACAAATCCGCGTATATGCTTATAATAATAGAACTCGCCTTTATTAGCATGAGTAATGGAATTATCATCTAAAGTCTTAATTAAGAATGTAACATCTATAGGATAGAAACGCCATACCTTTTCATAAGATGCTATATATTCAAGCGCCATTTTACATGGAGCCATAAACCCGCGGTCTTCATTAGAATAGGAACATTCGGGAGTACAATTAAATTTTAAATGATAGAGGTCAATAAATTCGCGGCTAAATACTTTTCCTTGTAATAGCGTAGCATCATTAACAAAGAATGAACCGTCTTCTTCATTAAACCAAGTGTAACAAAGGACATATGCTTGTGTGCTTTGTGGCAATTCATTATATACTTTTAAGAAAATATCTTTAGATGGTACATAATCACCCGCATCTATGAAAGTTACATGACTATTATGAGTATTTTCAATCCCGTATTGTCTTGCCGCGCCGGGGCCAGAATTATGAGCAAGTTGTAAGAAATTTACTTGAGAAAATTCTTTTTTTAATGCTTCATATTCTTGTATTTGAGTCGAGCAGTCATCAATAACAGTAATAGTTGCTAATCCATAATCTATAGATTGTAATGTTGTCCGCAATCCTTCTATATTATTATAATGTGGTATAATAATATCTAATCCGAAAGAATCTTGTACATTCCGTGTGATTTGTATATCTCTATATTTCTATATGAGAGGCAATTTTCGCCAATCTTTTACCGCGGCATAATGTACAATTTTTTCTTTTCCAACTACTTGATATTTATCTTTCTCTATACAAGTATAATTATTTCTATTATACATAGGGTCGAGCACTAAAATGTGTCCTTGACAAGCAAGACTGATAGCTGTCTATTCTGCTTCCTCGAAGTAATATGTTCTTAAATCATTTAATAAGCGCTCATCCATTTTATCTTCGCGCCATTTCTTTAGATTTAACATAGCTACGCCCATATTGATATATGTAAGTTCGGATGTAGACTTTTTTGGCTCTTTACATCCAGCAATATAATAATTAGTTAAATCTAAATCCCATAATTCTGATATATTTTCGCGTACAATAGTATCATTATCTATTGTTAAAATGCGGTCTAATTGCGGGAAAATCTAACTAAATACGACTCGTAGTAGAACCATATAGCTACATCTATTATTCATTTGTGGGCAATTGTCTACTGTAAACCATTTCTAATTACTGACATTGATACATTCTACCTCTGGAGGTAAGGGATAGGGAAATATATCATCTTCTATTAAAAAATAAATCTTATCAACATCGGAATGTATTAATAAAGATTTCATAGATGGAATCATATCCTAGTATACATTCCGTGTACCGGCATAAACTGCTGCTTTCATATTATATCCTCCTAAATAAGAGCGCCATATGGGAATTGAACCCATTCCTTCTGCTTGGAAGGCAGAAATACTAAGCCATCATACGCATGGCGCATATCTCGGCACATTAACATAGTCTTTTTAGCAGAAAGATTGTTTGAATAATAGTTGCTGTTTGTGCCGATATAATTTATTTAATTATTCTATTAGTTTCCATTTAAATCCATAAGCAGATTTTCTATAGCCATGTAATCTAGCTGATTCGGCAATATTATTTCGAACCTACTTAACATTATTAGTTTTAGTATAATGATTATCAATAATCCACTATGCAGCCGCGCATCCAGAATGAAATGTAGCTAAATATTCTCCTTGCATTGTATATTGTTCTACTGGAATAGAATTATAATGCTATATTTTACCTAAATTAGTCATAGTATTTATACTTGCTTTATGCAATGCTTTACTGACTGTTGTAGGGTCACAAGAATATTTTTCTGCAATTTGTTTTATAAACATTCCATTTTTATAATCTTTTATAAATAGATTATAATCATAAATTTGACTACCTTCACCACCAAGAGTAGCGTTATAACCATTTTTATAAGTGTCTAATTGTTCTATCCAATACTATTCTCTTTGTGGTAAAATATTTAACTCACATTCTTCTAACTATGAAATATGAAAATGTTCCTTTCCATATTTATTCATTGCATAATATAATGGTCTACCTTTACAATGTTCTAAAACTGAATCTTTACAA